TTTTTTTTTTTTTTTCTCTCTCTCTCTTGTATAGAGCTTACTTACCTACCTACCTACACACCCCGGGGGGAGGGGTAGGAACATACGTAGATTACATGGTTACATGATTATGTGATTACATGATTACATGATTACACCCATAATAATACCATAACAGATCTACCGAGCAAAGTCAAGGTAATATTTGGGATATTTGAGGATAGAGGCTTAAATGATTTAATTAACTAATTGACCTACTACTTAGAACCCACCTCATCTCCCGAGTGCTACTAGCATAGTTACTAGGCACAAAAAAAGCCAGGCAAGGGACTATCCCCTACCTGGCTAGTTTATAGTAATATCATAGTAGATTGGTCCTACCCTTCGTACTCACTCCTATCTTCTTCTTCTCCACTATCTGACTCTTCTATCACCTTCAGCGCCTGTGGGTTGTCTATGGCTGCGGTTGCTAATACCCCAGCCGTCTTCTCATCTATCCCACTAGCCATAAAGGCTGCCTTAAATGCCTGCACTTGCTCCTTCCTACTCTTAACTTTAGTTCCAATACTCTGGGCCACAAATGTACTGCCATCTAATGCCTTAAGCTCCTTCTCATCCATGTTCTTCCAAGGTCTCTGCCCTGCAATCACTCTATTACTAGCCAGCCATCCTCTAATATCATTATCGCTAGCAGTACTAAAGTCTATAAAAATGGTATTGGTAACACTTGCACCACCACCGGCTATAGTTGTCTTACACGTAGTCTTAACCACTCCTACCATCGCACCTAGTTCGTTACTCATAGCTATATCTCCCTATAAATGTAAAGTTTAATAACTATGATATTACTACTCCACCCGGCGCTCCCTTTTGCACCGTTCACAAATTGTCAAAGAACTCATAACCTATTCCTTCCGGTCACCATCATTACATCATACTTACCTCCTAATGTCAAATCATTCCTTAACCCCTTGATATCATTACACATTCTCTCTATGCAATTTCGATGGGGGATATCTAGTTTAATCTACGCCGGGTTACGCCTCTCACATTTTAGTTGAAAAATTTAAATTATGTACATTTCAGTACGGAGTGCTTAAGAGTGGGAGTGCTAGAGGGAGGGGAGGAATGAGTGAATTAAATTATTTAATTTACTTGAAGGGAAAAGGAGGAGAGGGTAGAAGGTAGGTTAAATGTATTAAATATTACGTTGACATTTAGGCCTAAACATGTTATAATAAATTATAATGGGAGGAGCTTATTATGGAAGAAAGCTTATACGGATTTGAAATGAGAGAGCCTGATAAGAGGAGAAGGAAAGGGGCTAAGCCTATGCTTAATGAAGTTAAGATGCTATGGCAGAAGAATCATGAGATTCTAGGTATGGCATTAAGTGGTATGGGACAGAAGGAAATAGCTGAAAGGGTAGGAATGTGTAAAGGGTCAGTCTCGCGCACGGTCAACTCCGAACTCGGCCAGAAGAAACTTGCTGAGATGAGAAAAGAACGAGATGGAGACTATATAGATGTTAGTAAGAAAATAGCCGAGTTGAGTGAGAAGGCTATTAAAGTATATGAAGAGATATTTGAAGCTCCAGGAATCTCCTATGATTTGAAGAAGAAAACCTCCGATACAGTCTTAATGGATCTTGGAGGGCATAGAGCACCAACCAAGATAGAATCTAAATCTCTCTCCATCGAAGCTACTATGGAGGAAGTCGAGGAGTTCAAACGTCTTGGGCATAAGGCAGCTAAAGAAGCTGGATTCCTTATAGACATACCAGAAGGAGAAATTAATGAGTCTGAGAAAATCACAGAGTAAGTTTACTAAGGCCTTAGGCCAGCTAATCTCATTTGCTTACTACTACGGATATGAACTGACTCTTGGTGACACTTACCCAGGTAAATTTAAGCATAAAGAAGATGGCGCTCACCCTTTAGGCCTAGCTATCGACTTAAACTTATTTAGAAATGGAAAGTACCTTAAAGAAACTTCTGACCATAAACTCCTAGGCATATACTGGAAAATGCTTGGAGGTACTTGGGGCGGCGACTATGGCGATGGTAATCATTACGAGTGGTCTAGATAATTAAAAAATTTAATTCACTATTTAAGGACTAACTATGAAAAAGAACTACTTNATAAACAACCTAATTGCAATAGATCAGCTAGGCAATGCTNTATTTGGCGGCGATCCAGATGAAACAATCTCTAGCCGTCTTGGCAANCTTAAATTAAAACATCTAGGCACAATACCTTGGTCTAGGCCTATTTCAAAAATAGTCGACTTCTTCCTAGANAAACTAGACTCTAACCATTCTATAGATGCTATAGAAGAAGATGAAGGAAAGGATGCAATATTAGATTATGAAAAATGAAACTGTAATAGATGAAATCGTATGTATTGTAGTATTAGGCATAGTAGCTACATTTTCTATATTCTANCTAAAATCAGACGCTTCTAACATAGTGTCTGCAATCGGCGGTGGNCTAGTAGGATATTTAAAAGGAAGNTCTAAATGATNCTCTCAATAATCATCTCCAATAGAAACGATACGGTAATGCTTTCAGTAACTATCCGCTCTTGNATNGAGGCCCTTCGTCCCTTAGGNCTATCCAACTGTGAAATAGTAATAGCTGACAACTCCGACCCTATCCCTCACTCTCAACTACCTTCAGTAATCCCTTCTAAATATATAAGAGAAGGATTAATAAAATTCCACTTCCAGCCCTTCCCTTGCNTATTCTCTGCTAGAGAACTAGCAATATCTAATGCGAAAGGAAAATACATCATATGCGTAGACTCTCATATGCTAATAGGTCACAATATGTTCTTAGACCTAGTCAATTTTATAGAANGCCGAAAAGAAGATAAAACCCTAGGATTCGCTCATGCTCCAATAAACTGGGCGCANCAGCATGAGTCGGCNGCTAAACATGATCGAGATATGAGTAAGAATGAGCTCGGTGACTGGAACTTAAAATATGAAAAAGAACGCACTATCACATGGAAAGGTATGCCATGGATCTGTAAGCGGTCCTGGTTCCTCGACAAAGAAAAAGGTCTTAACGGTTATGGAGCCCTTTCACAGCATCGCATTTCATGGGGAGGAGGTGACATGCACCTGGGTATTAAATCATGGATGCTTGGATTTAAAAATTGGGCTGTTCCCTGTAATGCTGGAATTCATATAGGACCGTTCCCAAGGATCGACAAAGGTAAAGACCCTAATGCTGCAAGGATAGGTAAATACAGACTCTACGGAACTTCCGGGCACGGTTCTCAATGCTTAGGCTTCCTAATATCCTGCTACATACTCGGTGGAGAGTCTATGATGAGAAGAAATAAAGACATCATAACTAATAGATTTGGTAAGTTTATAAATGTAAAAGATAACTGGGATGAAGCTATAGAACTCGGCCAAGATGAAAAGTCCTGGCTAGACAAACGTAAAGTAACTACCTTTAACAAATTACTAAAGGAAGAACCCTGGAAATGAACTACTTAATAACAGGATCTAAAGGATTTATAGGTAGAAACTTAATCAATCATATGGATAAGAAGTCTATCTCATATGATAAGATAGAAGATTCTAAAATACCTTCTAAACTCCCTACTACTCTAATCCACTTATCTGCTTCTACTAACGTACGTGAGTCTATCAGATGTCCAAAAGAAAGCTTCAAAAAGAACACTAGACAAACTTTCGATATGCTCCAGCATGCAATATCTCTATGCATACCTAAATTTGTCTTCGCTTCTTCAATGGGAGTAGTCGATCCTCAATCTCCTTATCTTGCATCCAAAGTATCTGGTGAGGCCTACTGCAAAGCATTCAGATCATCTTACGATCTAAACACTCATATTGCTAGATTCTCAAACGTATACGGTCCTTGCTCTGAACACAAAGACTCAATCATTGCAAAGTTCATAAAGGCTACAATCGCCAAAGAGCCATTCTACGTCTATGGAAACGGCACTCAGACGCGAGACTTTATCTATGTCAAAGATGTAGTAAATCGAATATTAGATACTAAAGGTAACATATCTTACATAACATCAGGACATGTAACAACTATTAATCGGCTAATAGAACACCTATCAGATCTATCATCTGACATATTAAACTACACTCCTACAATAAAATACATCTCAGCTCCACCAGGAGAAATAAACTTAGTCAAAGAAGTCAGAGGTAACTTAACATCAACTTCCCTTGAGCAAGGGTTAAAGGAAACCTTCGAATGGTTTGCAGAACTTCAATAATAATACCCTATCAGCATTCTAAGGAACGAGAACCTCTTTTCTACGCATGCTTATCAAACTTACTAAGTCTACTTGGTAATANTGTAGAAATATGTATACATGAAGTAGGGCCTNAGAAACATCTAAACATACCAAAGAAATGTAAGTANCTCTACACTCATTATAAAGGAGTCTTCCATCGAGCCTGGGCTATTAATCGTGGAGTTAGAAAACTTGCAAGTGGTAANATGCTACTAATAATGGATGGAGATTTAATAGTCCCTCATGAGTGGNCTGAAGAAATACTAACCTATGATAAGATTGCAATAGCCTGGAGTCGGCTCTATCTACTCAATAAAGAAGGNACTGANCAATATTTAAATTCCAGATACATAAATAATTTAAACGTCTATAAGACAAAGAANCCNTCCATGGGTTCAGCNGCAGGCGGTGCTATGATAATTCCTAAGTCTATCTTCTTCAAAGTCAAAGGTATTCCTGAAGACTTCTACGGNTCATGGGGAGGTGAAGATAATGTATTCTGGTCTAAACTAATTCGCTTAGGTTATAAAATAGATAGATTNAAAAGTACTATACATCACCTAGACCATTCTAGATCTACTCCTAGAGTAGCCAAGATACAGCANAAAACTGTACCTATGCTCCAGTGGAAAGGCCGAGAATGGAGTAAGTACATAGCCCTGATAGAAAACTCTTGGGGAGCTAAAGTGCCTGAAGAAAAAGCCCTTCCAAACTTCAACACTGTATCCAAAGCATCAGGAATAAAACTAACCATAGCAATGCTTTCATGGTTAAGGTACGAAAAGCTAATCAATACTCTTAAGTCACTCCACTCTACACTAACTATCCCTATAAATCTAACCTTAATGGTTCAAGGTAAGGAGCTCCTAACTACTTCCCAAAGAAGAGAAATCAGATCACTAGCAAACAAGTTTGCAGGAAATGACTTATTCTTTACTAACGGTAACATAGGTACAGGACCTGCTAGAGACATCCTAGTCAGACGAGCCCTTAATCACTTCTACACTCCCTACATAAATCTAGGAGACGACGATACTACCTACACTCCTAACTCAATCGAGAATGCAATAAAGTTCCTCGACAACGATCACTCGGTAGGAGTCTGCAGCATTCGTTACAAGCCTAGAATGTATAAGCTTGATTCTCAAACTAATCCATGGGAACTAAGGGCCTTCGATGCTATTAAACCTATGGAAGACGTAGACTGCACCGGCTCTGCATCAGCCTTTATCCGTCGTGAAGTATTCGATATATGCTCTATAGACCCTTTCTACTCTATAGGTAACTGGGACTTAGACCTATTTCTCCAAATACGATCTATCGGTTGGCGTATAGTTAATTATCAAAAAGATGACTCTATGCAAGCTATCAATGACTGGGGAGGCTGTAAAGCTTATAAAGCAGCTAGACTCAACCGAGTTGGGATAGGCCGTAGTGTGAAGTACTTTAAAGAAAAATGGGTACTTAGGAGGTCTGTATGAGAATACTTTGGTGTACAGTAGATCGATCTCATAGAGTAGCCCAACAATTTGATATATTTAGAAACGCTGTAAAGCAGCAAGTTGAAGTAGTAGAACTATTCAAAAAACCTGCTGGAGACCACGGTGAGAACATGTGGCAGTTGTCTAGAGATCTCCTAAATGGTAATATTAAGACTAATAATATAGTACTAGACTATTTAAAAGAAGACAACAACTTTGACTTTATCTTCTGCGATGCTTTCTTTTCTTACACCGAAGAAGATTGGCAAAGTATATCTATTCCAATAGGTATATTTATAGAAGACGTCCACCATAATGTACCTAGAGAACAATTAAAAAGAGCTAAGTCAAAGGGTATACAAAACATATTTCATAGATTTAACTTCCAATTTCACAAACTACATCCCAATGCAAGAAGGGACTTTAAATGCTTCTGGCTACCTCACTCTGTCAACACTGATATGTTTAGGGATTTAAATCTAGAACGTAGAGGAGTCCTTCACGTAGGAGTATTTCCTCAAAAGTACTACCCTCATAGAGCAAATGTAGTATATCAATTAAAACCTAAGCCTTACTTCACTCGCATACGTAGGCCAGATGAAGGCGGCGACCGTAGACTTAAATGGCCTATAGACGAAGACTATGTAAAAGTATTGAATAAAGCCAAGATATGCATTACAGGAGGTTCAATCTTCAACGCCCCTGTGCAAAAGTATGTAGAGATTCCAGCTGTAGGAACACTTCTAATGTCTAACTGGTTTGCTGACTTAGGCTTACTAGGGTATAAAGATAAGCATAATATGATAGCATATAATGAAGAAAACCTAATTCCTTTAGTCGAAGGCCTACTTAAAGATGAAGAAAGGCTAAATCACATAGCTGCTAACGGTACAGACTTAATACTATCTAACCACACATCAGATATTAGAGCTAAACAATTCATAAACAATATATGTCAGATAGTAAATAAACCACTTAAATATAACATCAAGCCTTGTTCATACCAAGTAAATTTTAATTCTAATAAGATTAAACTAAACATACCTACATATCAATTACCTGAGACTATAGAACCTA